CAATTTCTTCCATGAAAATTTAATATATGTATATTTTATATTTATATCTCGGCAGCTTTACCGTCTACTTCAGTCATCCCACCATCAATTTCAGGTTCCATCGGAACATCACCCATCATTCCCTGCTCACCTTCTTGTGGTAATGGTTCACCAGTTACAGGATCAATTGCACTTGGATCAGGAATAATACCATCTTTGATTTCCTGTTCAATTTGTTCATCCATTTCAACCATTTCTCCATCAGTTTGACGAAGAACTTTACTACGAACCCACTTCTGAGAATAATATTTGCCAATATATGGTTCAATAGTTGCAAGAACACCAAGTCTCTCATTCAACATTTCCGTTTCTTTCAGTTCTGCGAACTGATTATCATATAAAAAATCATATTGAATATGATCACTTATTACATCCCAATCTTCAGTAGAAACGATATTTTTAAGAATCAATTGCGTTTTCAACATATCATTAAATATTTGAGCAAATCTCTTTCTCAAACGACCAACAAACTTAGCAAACTTAAGTTCATCTCTCAAGATTTCTGAAGAACGACCAAGATTAAATCCACCATCTGAAGCAATTCTTGATTCTGGAACTCCAAGTGCTCTGTAAAGTTTTTTCTGAAAATATTCAATATCTGAAAGTTCTCCAAGATTTTGTCCACCAGGGAGTGTACTAATTTCAGTTCCTCTTCCTCCCTCTCTACGTGGTAACCAGAAATCTTCAAGCATACTCATATGCTTTTTATCATCACGAATCTCTCCAGTATTTGCATCATATACTAATTTGTTACGATATCTCATCATAACATCACGAAGATATTGCTCTGCTTTAACTTTGGGAAGATTACCTACGTCAATATAAAAAATACGACGTTCTGGTGCTCTTGATAATCTATAGATAACAAGAGCATCCTCAATCATTCTAAGTTGATTGAGTCCCTTGATTGCTTTGTGAAGATATGAAAGAATATTCCCCTTATTCCTATCAACTAATCCTGAGGTACAATATGCTATTGCATCTTTGGCAATCTTAGTTCCTTTATTTCCACTACCACTATTTAAATTTCCAGTTGGATATTGTGGTTTTGGTGTATATACAAAATACTCTTCAATTTCTGGAGCAATTCCATTTTTTGATTCATCACGTCCTGGAATATTTGGACCAATAATATCTTTACCTTTTTTCTTTTCTTGGCGGACAAACCGCATTTTCATCGGATCAATATATCTTAATTCTTTTATTCCTTCTTGAGGATTTTTTATATCAATTACTTTATGATAATATAATCTACCATCAACATACCAATTTCTAAAAATTTCATGTGATTTTTTATCAAAATCTAAAAGTTCTTTAATATGCTTAAATTCTTTTCTAATTGCTTTTTTTAAATTATCAGTTGCATTTAAATTTGACAATTCAATCTCAATTGGAGAATCATAAAGATCACTTACAATTGCTTCATTAACGACATCTTCAATGGCACCATCACACTCTGGGTGAAGTGACATCTCCCTATATCTTTTAATTAAATCAAATTCTGTTCTGTATTGTCCTTCAATATCTACATACGAACCATAAAAACCACTGGAAACATAGTTATCAACCCCGTCCTCATTATTTTGAGGAACGGGGGAAACTATGGATTTGGATTTTTTTTCTGAATCTTCAATAGAAAAACCAAAAAGTTTTGTCATATTATAAACTGACTTGAACTGTTATTTTACTATTTAGCTGATGTCTTCACCACCTGCCTGTTGTGCAGTTCCTCTAAATGCTTCCCAATAATGAATTTGAAGTTCGACAGTAAACTCCTGAATAGTATCAGTAGTTTCATAATTTAAATCAATTGTAGATAAATTAGTTGGGAAAATGTCCCAGAACTTATAAGATCTTAGAACAGAACCATCACGATCAAGTTGCTTGACAAGAGCATCTTTTTGATAATCAATTGGATTTGTAAGTCCAGTTGCATCAGTCATTTTATTGATGGTATTCATCCATTTTTCAAAAGCAGAACGAATAGAGAAATCGACATCATTGATGACAGTGATTGTCCAGGTCTCGAATGTTCTATCACCTGCTACTTTCAGAATACGACCTCTGAAAGGAATATCGACAGAAGCAATTGTTGAAGAAGGCAGAGCTGCTGCTTTCACAAGAAATCTTGCTTTTTGGAGAGTATCATTATCAATACGAACTGCATCTGGAAATGCTAATTCAACTTCAAATAGATTGGGTCTTGCCCCACCACCAGTTAATTTACTTTTAAAATCACTGATCGTTCTTACTGGTGAGGTATTTCTTTGTTGGCGACTAGGCATTTTTTTTAAACCTCTAAATTAAACGTTACCGATAACTTCTTCAAATGAAACACCAGATCTGGTGGCAACAAATGTAAGACCAATGAAGTTAATTGATCTTGCAGGTTTGATAAAGATATCTGCCACAAATTCATTATTATCTATAATTGCAGCAGTGTTATTTGTTTCATCACAAATAACAACATAATCTTGAATTCCTCGTTTTGCCTGAACATCACGCAGGAAAGGTTCAACAGTATTTACAAAATTAGTTCTTGTAATTTCATCATTAAATTCGAACAATTGATCTCTTGCTGCTGCAGAGATTGCATCTTCAAGATAGATGAATAAACGACGAACGTTGATTCGATCAAATGCAGATGCTTTATTGAGTCCAGTTTTATCACCGAATAATGTGATTCCACCACCTGGAGTAAATACGACTGGATTTACTCTATTTGAATAAAGTCTGTCTCTTTGAGTTTGACTTGGATTATAGGTTAATTTGACTGCATTTAGGATAGCACCTCTTGCCGTTCCTGCTGGAGAGAACCAAGGGAAATTATCGACATCATTCCGAGCACAAAGACCTGCAATGTCAGCATTCAATGGAACATATCTAAATGTATTTGCAAATCTGTCAAACATATACTTATATCCACTATCAAATACTCCATAAGATGATGATGTAATTGGAGCATAAAAACTAATTATATTATCAGTAATTGCTTCATCTTGATTTACAGTTACTGTACCTGCGGAAGTATCATTGATAAATGCTTTTCTGTATGGGGAAATAAATGCCATTGCATCTTTTCTTACATCAGCAACAGCAATCAATTTATTTGCCAGTGCCTGTGCATTTTCTTTTTCGTAATTTGCAGATCCCATGATTAAGAAATCTACACTATAGTTTGCAGTATTTTCAAATAAACTATAACCACTTACTAATTTGTTAAGATCTGCACCTAGTGCTCCGGAGGATTCAATATTTGATGTGCCATCATAATTTAACCCTCCAGAAAGAATTAAATCCTTTTTACCAGAACCTCCAAAAATAACTCCTTGTGCTGGTTGATCCCAAGAAGTATCTGAGAAAAGAGTAAACTCGGAACTATAACCCAGTGTAGAGATACCTGCAGGTGCAGAACCTCCAAAAACAAATTGCGAATTTGTTTTTAAATATGACCTCCAATAAGATGGTGATCCTGCAGAAAATTCAGCATCTTCTGCTTTTGAAAGGTTAATATGCTTTTCTAAAATTGATCCACTATTTCCAGTTAGTTTTCCTTCACCATCAATTACAACAACATGAACTTCATCAAATCTTGATCCTCTTTCAGTAGCATAAGAAGAAGTTCCTGGCCTATCGGCAAGATTATTCCACTTTAAGGTAGAAACTTCTGTAGTTCCACCAACAGTATTTGAAGAAATTGCAATTGTCTGATCATCAAACCAATCTTTTTGATATGTTATAGAGGTTGATCCGAATGAAGTTGTTTGTCCCGCGGTGTGAATAGCAACATTTCCACTACCGGAAAATGCATATACACCAGATGGTTGATAATCAACCGGTGTCTCTACTCCACTTGCAGAAACATGACTTAAAACTTTAACATAAACTTCTGAAGATGCAATACCAGAAACAATACCCTTAAGGTATCCATCAAGAAGAGAAGTGGTTCCAGCTCCTGGAAGTACCGTAGAAATTGATTGGGTTACACCCATACCAATATTAATACCTGAACCAGTAGTGGTATCTATTCCTAAGATTTGATCTGCTTTTCCGTCAATAATTCCAATTCTTATGCCATTTGCCCAGGATCCTGGATTTTTTGCAATGACCTCCACATTAGGAATTATATTTTCATCATATTGAAGTTGTTCATAATGTTCAATGCTTTTAATCTTAGTTGCAGATGCAGTGCCAGAAAAAGCATTTTTTAAATCATCATCATCTGCTCTTACAATTCTCATTGGAGCACCATATGCCAAATATGATGATGCACTTAACCAATGTTCGTAATGCTTATCATTACCATAAGATTTGCCAAAAGTATCTAATAAATCTTTTTCTGATCCTACTACTATTGGAAGATCTACTGGTCCCTGAGCAAAAGGTGCTACTAATCCACCAATCTTTTCGGACGATGGATCGACTCTTCCGATGGTGAGATCTACTTCCCTTACTTTAATTCCAGGAGATGCTAAATTTAATGGCATCTTTTTTTTCCTCGCAATCCAAATATCTAAAAATATTTAGGAAAATGAGCATTTTCAATGGGGAAACAATGCATGAATACCTACCAATCTGGATATTCCCAATTAAATTTTAATTTTTTACCTTTCTTTACTCTATTAATAGTACATTCTTTACATTCATAAGAATATGATGATGGTAAGGTTTTTCTACCTTTTCTAGTCAAATAATAATCATCCATTAGACTTTTAATTTTTCCACAAACTCTACATTTACGTTCGAAAAATAATAAATGCTCTAGTTCTATTTCTTCATCAAAAGACATTACATATAATCCCACATATAAGAACGATCACCATATTCATCGGCATACCATCTATCTCCAGAATCATCTACAAAACTTTCTTGATCATCCAATCCATCTGAAATAAATCCAAATGGTGCCATATCTTGATCAATTTGATTTTTTTGTTCCTCATATATTCTCTTTCTTACATCATTCTCAGTCATCTCCTTAAAATATTCTTGTGCTACTAACCAGGAGAATATTACAAGACACATTGCCAAATCATCATTGCATCCTTCTTCTGCTTCAAATGAATTTGATTTCTGAGCAAAAGTTGTTAATTCTGATATAATTTCATAATCTGGTGTAAGTAATTTATCTTCTTCTATTAATGTTTTAAGATTTGAACATCCCAATTTTTTAACTGCAGAAGTTGTACGAACTCCAAGTTGTGATTTTTTACCACTAAACCCCGATCCAACAACTTGACCATTTCTTCCTCTCATGGCACACATGAGAATATTTTCATATTCTAAATCATATTGAAGAATACTTGCAACTTGCTCTCCAATATCATTTACTTCTATTAATAACCAAGATTCATTATAACCCTTTGATACATCCAAAATAATATTTGGAAATAGCATTGGTTTTATTTCATTATTTCTATATTTTGCTACTACTCTATAAGGAAATTCTGTAATATCAAAAACAATAAATGCAGAGTAATCATTACCTAAACCACGAGCAACATCAACTGTAATTAAATAATTATGTTCCTTGACTGGATTTTCATAAACATCTAATCCAGCATTTCTTTGTATAGGATCTTCATATATTAAAGTTTTTAATTTTGATGGGTTTATTAACGTATTAACAGAACCTAAGAACTCACATTCAAACTCTACACGAAACTGTTCTTCTGAGGTGTTTGCAATTGTTTGCTCTTTCCAAATAACATCTCTACCAGGAACTTCTGACCAGTGAACTTCTGTGGGAATATATTCATTTTTATTTCTTTCGGCATCATGCCACATACGGTAGAAGTGATTCATACCATGTGGTGTAGATACAATGATTACTTTGGTGTTTTTACCAGAAGTAATAGTAGGATAAACAGAGGCAAAGAACGAGTCTGCAACATGGTTTGGAACG